CCCAGCGGAACACCTCGTTGACTGAGAACAGTTAAATTTTCTGTACATGAACAGTTTTCTCAAAACGCTCATAGATGCAGCCGGCGTCCACGATCCAGCGTGGAGTGTCCGTGTTACCCCTACTGGTTTGGCAATCTTGTTGTTGTTTGCAGTGATTGCTTGGCGGCTCTTATACAAGGATCAGTATAGTGTCGCCGCCCAACGCCTGCGTGAGGGACATCTTGATGAGATGGAGGATGATGACTCCATAAACGGGATCGTCTCGAATACTAAGGTCGTACGCCTTGCCGTAGCGCATATGCGTACTGAACTTGGTTTGCTATCTGACACACCAGCAAATCGACTGGTTGCTTCAGATGTGGCCCGCCGGTTTTTGAAGGAGCGAGGCCTTCGCCCAACCCATATATCTCAACACTTTACCGTCTGCGTTGAGGTGTATTTCATGCGTTCATCCAATGATGAGTGGTTGCGGAAGGTCCGGGAATCCACCTACGCGCGTCAGTGGCGCCGTCTTGGTGGTTCCACTCTTTAGGGATGCCCCGCCTACTCCCCTGGTATCGACACCCATGTGGTTTATCCCAATGGTGTTGAGGGTATAACTATCAGCGGGAGGGCAGGTGTGGGAAAAACAAGGTGTGTGCGCATGCTTACTGGATATGGCTCTGGGGTCCAGTATGGTGTGCACAACACCTCTATGGTGAACTTAATCCGTGGTGTGGCTGAGAGGGTACTATATATCCGCTCAGATGATGGGGTGCTGACCCCAACTAGGCAACCTGATGGTGTTGGCTTTAAGCGTTTAGCTAGCGTTAGATCACAACTTGTGAGACATTTGCGTCCGACCACCATTGTCCCTCGTGAGGATTATTCCTCATTATACAATGGTCGCAAACAAATTGTTTATCATAAGGCTTACGAGTCACTGTTGCGAAAGGCAGTGCATCGGAAAGATGCTTATTTGTCAACATTCATCAAGGCTGAGAAAGTTAACTTTACAGCCAAAGGTGATCCCGCACCTCGGGTAATCCAGCCAAGGACTCCTAGATACAATTTGGAGGTAGGCCGGTACCTCAAATTGTTTGAAAAGGAGTTGAGTCGTGGCTTTGTTCGTGCTTTTGGCTATTCGGTTGTGTGCAAAGGGTTGAACGCCGACACCACAGCCCACCAGCTCAGGGATAATTGGGATCAGTTTAAGGATCCTGTTGCCTTCGGACTTGATGCCAGTAGGTTTGATCAACATGTTTCTGTTGAAGCATTACGATTCGAGCACTCTGTGTATAATTCCGTTTTCAACAGTCCAGAACTAGCACGACTCCTTGAATGGCAGGTTGAGAATGTCGGTTACGGTCGTATTGGCGAAGAGTGTGCCAAATACAGAGTCCGGGGTTGTCGTATGTCTGGTGATATTAATACCGGAATGGGCAACTGCCTGCTCATGAGCCTCATGGTTTTGGGTTACTTTGAGGCTCATGGAGTTCGCGCCCGGTTATCCAACAATGGCGATGATTGCGTGGTCTTTTGTGAAAGATCTGACCTACCGAGATTCTCTGGAATCAGCGATTGGTTCACTAACCTTGGGTTTAAACTCAAACGTGAGCCCACCGTTGATTGCTTTGAGAAAATTGAGTTCTGTCAGACTCAACCAGTTCTAATTGGGCAGCAATGGCGGATGGTGCGTAATCCTTGGACAGCCATGTCCAAAGATTGTGTTAGCCTACTGTCATGGCATGATCAAGCCTCATTTGAAACGTGGAGAGACGCAATTGGAGTTTGTGGCGGAGAACTATGCTCTGGTGTACCACTCTGGGAGTCGTTTTACGCTAGTATACGATTTGGCAACCGTATTGGGGGTGTTGAGCGTGTGTACGACTCAGGTATGGGCATGTCAGCAAGAGGTGTCCGACAGTGTGTGATCGATGAAGAAGCCCGATATTCTTTCTGGAAGGCTTTTGATGTCACACCTGATCAACAACTTGCGGCTGAATGCTCCTGGCCTGGGGTTGTATGGCGTCCACCACTCCCTGTTCAAAACAATCAAGCACATTTGTATTCAAACAACCTAATATGCCTTCTAACAAGAGCAAAATCACGACTCGTCTCACCCGTTTGCCGCGAGTCCCCCGTCGTCGCGTAAAGGCGTCGATGGCTGGGGAAGGCAGTGTCACTTCTCGGTACATTGCCGCTGGTGTTACTACTACGCCCACCACACAGGTAGCTGTGAAAGTTTTCGCAGCTCCTGCGCTTCACTCCGTGTCCAATGACCCTGGAGCTTCCATCATTGGTCAATATAGTAACTATGTCGTTAGGTCATCCAAACTCATCTATACACCTGCGGTTGGCACAACAACAACTGGGGCAGTATATGTTGCCTATGTGGACAACCCGGAAATGATATATAAGTTCTATACTGGCGCCTATTCAGTCAGCGATTGTACCAACATTGTCCAGAACATGGCCAATGGACGTTCTGCCCCTGTTTGGGAACCTATGGAAGTTTCAATGAACCGACCTCCACGTCGGAAAACCTTTAGTGTTGATTCCAACGCCCCATTTAATAATGAGAGCGCTGAACGTATAATACAAGGGGTCTGGGTTTTGGTCACTGTAGGAGCACCGTTTAGTACAACTGTCGGTTATGTTACTGAGGAGTACACAGCTATGGGGGAGAACCTTCAGCCCTTAGCATTCTCAGGTATCTGAGGAGTGCTATGGTTACTTTCGGGGATACGCTAGGAGGTGACGGCGGGCTAGTGGACATTTGCCGATTTTCGGTCGCCTGCCAACCTTGAGAAAGTTGGTGGTTCACACGTACTGCTCCTTAGTATCTTTTGCCTATCCGCTTCTTGACTCGCCTCCTCAGAGGTGGGGATAGAGGGCAGTGGATAGCGTTGTACCTTTTAATCACCCAGGCAACTGGGG